TTATGTAAGGTCAGGATATGATCTTAAAACTGCTAGAAGATCTCTTAATCTTTTATTTACAGAGTGGGCTAACAGAGGTTTAAATCTTTGGACAATAGAACAAAGAACTAAAACTTTAGTTGCAGGAACTTCATCATATGATTTAGATGCAGATTTAGTAGATGTATTATCTGCTGTAATTACAGAAGCTAGTGATTCAACTGTTGATAGACAGATAGAAAGAATTAGTAGAGCAGAATATTTAAACATATCTAAAAAATCTACCTCAGCATCTCCTACTCAATTTTATATTGAAAGAACTATAACACCTAAGTTGTATGTGTATCCAACCCCTGATGCAGCTGATACTTTTAAATATTATGCAATGACTAGAATTGATGACGCTGGTGATTACACAAAAAATCCACAGGTCCCTTTTAGATTTTTTCCTTGTTTAGTATCTGGACTTTCTTATTACATAGCTATGAAAAAAGCACCTGATAGAATACAATTATTAAAACAAGTTTATGAAGATGAATGGCAAAGAGCATCATCTGAAGATAGCACAAGAGCAAGTATTAAAATTGTTCCAGATGTAGGAGTTATGTAATGGCAACAGCTAGAGGAAAATATTCAAAAGCAATTTCAGATCGTAGTGGATTTGCATTTCCATATAGTGAAATGATTGAAGAACATGATGGTGTGTTTGTACATAAATCTGAATTTGAACCAGAACATCCACAAGAAGATAATCCATCTACACACAGGGCGGATGCTGAAGCATTAAAAAATGCAAGACCAGATAGATCAGAACCTGTACAAGTATTACTAGGAGCTAAAACTTTTTTTGATCAAAATAATCAAATGTCTCCTCAAAAACAAAATATAACAATTGTAAAAGCTTCCGTTAGTGGAGTAACTGTGAGTATATCATGACCACATATTCAGAATTAGTAACACAAATTAGAGATTATACCGAAGTAAGTTCTGATGTTTTAACAGATGTGCGTGTAAACGATTTTATAGAACATGCAGAAAATAGAATATTTAGAGATGTAGATATTGATGTATTTAAATCTAATCAATCTGCAAATTTAACTGTAAGCAATCCTTTTGTATCATTACCAGGTGGATCATCACCTGATCCTACATCTTTAGGAACCATAAGAACAATGCACATTTTTCCAGCTTCAGGCACACCAACTAGAACTATGTTGGAGCAAAGAGATGTATCATTTATTACAGAATATGCGCCTGACAGGACAGCAACTGGCGAACCTGTATACTGGGCCTGGTGGGATCATAACTCATTAATAGTTGCGCCTACACCAGATCTTGCATATAATGTAGAACTGGGAATTACAAGATTACCAACAAGGTTATCTAGTACAAATACTTCGTCTTGGTTAGGCAGTAATGCTCCAAGCGCATTGTTGTACGGATGCCTTGCAGAAGCCTTTAAATTTTTAAAGGGACCAGCTGAGATGCTGCAATTATACGAACAGTCATATCAAAGAGCCATACAAGAATTAGCGATAGAACAGCAAGGAAGGCATCGAAGAGATGAGTACATGCATGGTGCAATTAGATTGCCCATAAAATCAACAAGTCCATAAGGAGGATAAAAAATGGCAATTACACAGGCTGTGTGCACAAGTTTTAAACAAGAGCTTTTAACTGGCACTCACAATTTTACTGCGACTACAGGGGACACTTTTAAGATAGCCTTGTATACGAGTTCTGCAAGTTTAGATGCAAGTACAACTGCATTCAGCACATCAAACGAAGTTTCTGATTCAGGAACATATTCGTCTGGTGGTGGAACTTTAACTAGTGTTACTCCAACAACATCTGGAACAACTGCTATATGTGATTTTTCAGATATATCTTTTACTTCTGCAACAATTACAGCAAGAGGAGCTTTAATTTATAACAGCTCTGATTCTAATAAAGCTGTTGCTGTATTAGATTTTGGTGGAGATAAAACATCTACAAGTGGAACATTTACAATACAGTTCCCAACTGCTGACGCAAGTAACGCTATATTAAGATTAGCATAGGAGAAAATTAAATGGCTTTAGTCATTAATGACAGAGTAAAAGAAACAACTACTACTACAGGCACAGGTGCTGTATCACTTGGTGGTGCTGTAACTGGTTTTGAAACTTTTGCAGCTGGTATTGGAAATTCTAATACAGTTTATTATTGTATTGCACATCAAGACCAGGCTGAGTTTGAAGTAGGATTAGGCACATTAGACGGAGACAGTTCAGATTTAACAAGAACGACAGTTATATCTAGTTCTAATAGTGATAGTGCTGTAAATTTTAGTTCAGGTACAAAAGATGTTTTTTGCACACTACCTGCAAGTAAATTAATTTTTGAAGATGGTAGTGATAATTTAAATGTAGCTTCTTTAAAAAATACAAGTTTAGTAGTTGGTAGGGATGCTGATAATGATATTGATTTCGCAACTGACAATAATATTTTATTTAGAGCCGCAGGTGCTGATCAAATTAAATTAGTTGATGGTGCTTTAGCTCCTGTAACAGATAATGATGTAGATTTAGGCACAAGTTCTTTAGAATTTAAAGATGCTTTTTTTGATGGCACAGTAGAGGCGGATGCAGTAACTATTGGTGGTACAAACGTAACTTCTTTGTTTGCAAGTTTATCTGGTGCAACTTTTACAGGTAATATAGAAATAGATGTAGCATCAGGCGATCCAGCAATAATATTAGATACACAAGGAGCAGATAAATTTCATTTCGCTGTAGATGATTCTGACAGTGATAATTTAGTAATTAAATCAGGAGGAACCGTAGGTTCTGGTAATGGACTAAAATTAGATAGTAGTGGTAATTTAACAGTAACTGCTGATGTTACTGTAGGAGATGATTTAACAGTAGAGGGCGGTGTCGTAGATGTTAAAAATACAGGAGCACAATCACAAGTTAGATTTTACTGTGAGTCATCAAACGCTCATTACGCAGCTATTCAAGCACCAGCACACGCTGATTTTTCTGGTAATACAACATTAACATTACCAGCAACGACAGATACAATTGCAGGTATTGCGTCAACACAAACTTTAACAAACAAATCTATTGATTCAGATAACAATACAATTACAAACATTGTAAACGCAGACATTAAATCAAGCGCTGCAATCGCAGATACAAAATTAGCTACAATATCTACAGCAGGTAAAGTAGCATTAACAGCATTAGAGATTGATGGAGGATCTGACATAGGCGCAGATTTAACAACATCAGATTTAATAATAGTGGATGATGGTGCTGGAGGCACAAACCGTAAAGCAGCATTATCTAGAGTGGTAACTTTAATGACAGCTCAAGGATTTTCACAAGAAGATCCTACGGCTCTTGCAATAGCACTCGGGTAATATATAAAGGAGGGTAGATGGCAAATACTTTTAAATTAGTAACAAAAGCAAATGTAACAAGTGCTGATGTTATTTACACAGTAGCAAGTTCTACAACAACTGTAGTTCTTGGTATTATGATAGGTAACACAACTACTGGTCAAATTACTGCTACAATTAGTTTAGCTTCAGATACTTCTAACAGATCAGGTGCGAATGACGAAGCCAATCAAACGGTTGAACTCGTTACTAATGCACCTATTCCTGTTGGCGGTACACTCGAGTTGATGGCTGGCAATAAACTGACTATGGAAGCTACAGATACATTGTCTTTGACAGCGTCTGGATCAGCAGACATAGCTATATCAATAATGGAGATAACATAAGATGCCTTTTATTGGTACACCTTTAGATACCAGAAATACTTTTCAATCTCTTCAAGGTAAAAGGTTTAGTGGTGATGGAAGCACAACAGCTTTTACATTAGACATTGCACCAAGTTCAGTTTTTGACATAGAAGTTTTTGTAGAAAATGTTAGACAAGATCCAAACTCTGCATACAGCATAAGCGGAACTACACTTACATTTACTGGTGCACCTCCTAGCGGCACAAACAATATTTATGTTGTTCATCAAGCAAAGAGTGTAGGAACTATTGATGTTCCTGCTTTAGGTGTTAGTACAGCGAGTATACAAGCAGACGCTATAACTGAAGCTAAAATAGCAGATGATGCTGTTGAAAGTGAACACTTAAATAATAATATTATTTCTGGTCAAACAGAACTTGCGGCAACTCCTGCTGATACAGATGAGTTTTTAATATCTGACGCAGGTACAATAAAAAGAATTGATTATTCTTATATAAAAGCAGCAAATACACCAGCTTTTAGTGCAAGAACTTCAGGCAGTATTAATTTTGGTACTAGTGACTCATATAAAAAAGTCGCATATAGTAGTGAAGATTACGACACAGATTCTGCTTTTGATCACAGTACTAATTATAGATTTACAGCACCAAGTGCAGGTAAATATCATATTACTGTAATGCACGAACAATCTGGAACATCATCACAAGCTGTGAATTATATAATTGTTTTATATAAAAATGGTTCTGCTCTTAGATATTATAATCCTAATCCGTCTTATGGTGGTAATGTTTCAAGATATAGAGCGGTTTATTCTGAAACTCATACGTTGGCTCAAGATGACTATCTTGAAGTTTATTGTAATGGTGGAGGATTTGATCTGAATTTAGGAGTTTTTCAAGGGTTCAAATTAATAGGAGTATAAAATGGCTGGTATAGATACTAAAATAAAATTATATTTACAAGCAAATTCAAAAACTTGGGAAGATGAACAAGATAATATTATTATACAAAATGATAGTGATGGAAAAGGTACTTATCTTCACACATGGTCAGTTGATGGTTTAGATAAACCTACTGATAGTCAGTTAGCAAGTTTTGATTCTGCTGGCGATACTTTTGAAAAGAATGCAGCTATAGATACAAAAAGAAGAACAGAATACTTATCA